GTTGCAAGCCCGCCTGAAGGACGTGGGCGTACAGGGGCCGGGTGCTGAAAACTTCTATGCCGTGGTGTCCACCCTGGAAAGCATGGGCGTTCCCAGGCAGCAACTCGACACCCTGTTGCAGCAGTACGCGGGCATCCAAATCGGTGATCCGGCGGCGGCGTCGAACGCACAGAAGCTGACCCAGGATTTCGTGGCCCAGCAGCTGAAGGGGTTGGGCACCAACCCAACCGACATGGACGCGGCTATGGTGATGAAGACGGTTCCGGGTATCTCCAACCTGGCCGACGCCAACGCCTGGCTGATCGAGAACGTTCTCAGGCCCAACCTGAAAAAGAAGATCAACTTGTGGGAAAGGGCAATCCAGATTGCCAACGACCCCAACAACCCGACCCTGAACGGCCTGGACCAGCTGGCCTTCGAACACGGCAACCAGCACCAGCCGATGCCGCCCAGGACCACCCAGGACCGCCAGGCAGCATCCACCGACACGGTGCCCAATCCGACCCAGCAGCCGACCGAACAGGAAATCAAGGCCAAGTACCCCGAAGCTGTTTTTGCCCCCAGCATCAACGCCTGGGTGGTGCGTGATCCGAACAGCCCCAGCGGCTGGTCCCAAGTCGGCAGCCAATAAGGAGAGACGAGCATGGACCTGGAATACTGGAAACAGCGCGCGATGGAAGCCGAACAGGCCCTGAAGGACGGGGCCGGAACGGCGGTGGACGCGACCAAGCGCGCGGTTGACTACGGCAAGGCAGCGGTGGGCATCGACAACGACGAACCGCTTGGACCCCAAATCACCGAACCCGTGGGCAAGGCGGCGGGCGACCTGAAAAGCCTGTTCCTGGACAAGCTGGTACCTGGCGGCGACCCGGCGTTGCAGCGGCCCCAGCCCGGCCAGAGTGCGGAACCACCGGCCCCCAGCTTGTCCCGGCCCCAGCCCGGCCAGCGCGCGGAACCGCCCGGCAACATGGAACGGGCACTGAAAGCGGCGGAAGAGGCGTTCAATTCCGTCATGAAGGGTGGCGGCAACGCGGCGGACGCGGCGCAAGGCATGGGCCGCGACCTGTGGAACCAGATCAACCCGCCGACGCTGGAACGGCCCCAGCCCGGCCAGTCTCCGACATATCCGGGGCCAGACCGTTCAGGGCCGCCCTTCCTGCAACGGCCCCAGCCCGGCCAGTCTCCCGACTACATGCCCCCGCCGGTTCCGCCCGACCTGGACCGGCCCCCGATGTACCAGGACAACCCGCCATTCTTCGAAGACTACCGGCGTAACCGGCGTTGGGAAACCTGATCCATGCTTAGGCTCAACATCGGAACGGTGCCAGACCGGGCCGGAACGACTGACTACATGCAGAATGTCGGTCTGTCGCTGAAGCCGCTGGCGGCTGATCCGTTCGCCCAAACAGGACCGCCTTCCCAGGGCGGACCGCCCGGGATGGGAACGCAGTCCCAAGGTGGGCCGCCTGCCCCAGCGCCACCGCCCGGCCTGGCGCTGAAACCGCTGGACGGTGACCCGTTCACCGCCGCTTTGACCGGGCCGCAGCCTGAGCGCCAGCGGCCCGGCAACTACCAGTACAGCCAGGGTACCGAACCCAGCGCCACGTGGCAGAGCGAACCAGGGTACACCCAGGGCATCTTCAACCAGGGCACGTCCCGCCTGGTGGACAGCCAGGAGCACGTCCCGACCCCGCCGCAGATGGGAAGCCGCACCGGCACGCCACCGGGCCAGCCAGCGCCCTGGTTTGGCCCGCTGGACGCGGCGGCCACGGCCACCACTTCGTTCTATGGCGCGGACCAGATCGTTCCCAGCACTACCAGCTGGGCGGACAGGGCATCCCAGCTGATCGACGCGGCCCCGCAAGGCACGGGCCGCACGCCCGACTGGAACGGGCCGTCCCAGGCGGCCATAGACCAGACCCGCCGACAGGTGATGAACACGCCCTACCGGCCCCAACAGGGTGATGGAACCAGCGTGGGCAATCCAACGCCTGGCGTTGTCGCCTACGACCCGGCCCAGGGTGACCAGTTCGGCGGCCAGGCGTCCAATTGGGCGCTGGCGAAGGCGTCCACCATTCCGCTGAACAGTCAGGAGAACTTGCGCAAACGCATCATGATCTATGCGGAAGACCTGGGCATTCCGCCAGATCGGTTCTTCACGGATAAAGTTGATCCGACAAACATAAAATATGTCGATTACAAGGGACAAACCTTCTCTGTAGCCCCGTCAATCAGCGGCGGCGACTGGCGACACGCACCCGTGGACATGGCCCAGCGCGTCATGACCCAGGGGGCCAACAACGCTGGTCCCATCGCCAACACGGCCCTTTCGGGCGCTGCGGGCATGGTGACGGGGCCTGAGTTCTACGGCCCAACGGCGGTGATTGCGGCGGGCATCACCGGCGCTGTCGGTGACGCAGCATCCCAGGCGGCGGGCAACTGGTTCGCGGAGCGGAGCGGCTACCAGTCGCAACGGACGGACGGCCAGCCGGATATCGATTGGGGTCACGCGATCTTCACCGGCGTTGAGATGGCCGGGTTCGAAGCGATGGCGCGGGTTCTGCCTGGTATTCTGAACGGCCTGATCCCTGGCTTCCTGGGCAACAACCCCTACCGCCTGACCGGCACCCAGGCGCAAGACCTGGCGCGCGTCCTGCACGATGATGTGGTTCACAACGGCGGCGAAATCCTCAAACGCGCGATGGCGGCCCGTGAGCTGGGCATCAACCTGTCACCGGCCCAGCTGCTTCAGATCACCCAGGGGATTGGCACGCACGGGGCCAACAGCGGCCATGTGTCCCTGCGAATGCGGCTCTACAACGAGTTCGCCAAAAAGGAAATCACCCTGGCGCACGGCGGCCTGACCAAGCGCGGGGAGGAAGCGGCCCAATACATGCGGGAGCATTACATTCGCCAGGCCCGCGTCCACTTCCCCAACGCGGTGGACAACCTGCTGGACCGCATCAGTCCGATAGCCAGCCCGGTACGCGGCTTTGAAGAGTTCAAGAAAGCCGCTGGCCGGGTGGAACACGCCCTGGAAAAGAAGCGCCTAGAAGCGGGCCACCAGCAGGGTTGGAGCCAGCTGTTCGGTTCTCGCCGCATCGCTGATCCGACACCGGCAATCCGCGAGCTGGACACGCGGCTGCAAAACGCGGCGGGCACGATCCGCGAAGAGCTGACCAAGCTGCGCGGCGAGCTGGTGGACAACGGCGCACCCGTGACCCGTTACCAGCGGCTGCACCAGGTTCGCCTGGACCTGGAACGGCGGCTGGACGAACTGAAGGCGGGCAAGAAATCGGCGGCGGCAACCGAGCTGGAAAACGAGCTGGAAGGCATTCATGACACGCTGCTGAACCAGCTGAACAAGCATCCCCTGTACTTCACCGGCAACCGGGCCTACCAGGAAGCATCGATAGCCCTGAAGGACACGAAAGCGGGCCTGAACCCGCTGCTGAAGCGTGACCCGCTGCACCAGGAGCGGCTGGGCGGTGCCCTGGCCGACAGCGGCCCGACCACGGTTGCGGCGGCCAGGAAGGCGTTCGAGGACGCGGGCGAGATCGACGCCTGGAACGCCCACACCAGGGCCTATCTGGAAACCCACTTGCGCGGGGCCACGGGCGGCGGCGGCATGAGCGGTTCCGCCGGGACCGGCTATAACGCGGGCTTGGACTTCGCGAACAACGTAGCCGGGCGACCGGCGGCCAAAGCGTCCCTGCTGGAGATGATTTCCACGCCGCTGGAACGCGACCTGATGGACGGCCTGGTGGATATCGGCTTTGCCATCAGCCAGCAGAAAGGAAGCCTGGCGCGGGCGACGGAAGAAGTGGTGAAGCCCGACTTCAAGAGCATCAACGGCGGCAGGGGGCTACGCCTGGCGGAAAAGGCTAGCGGTGTGCTAACCCCGCTGCGTTCGCTCGCCAACCAGGGCCGCACCTTCCAGGAGTGGCGCGACATGCGCGGCGCGCGGGACATGGCGTTCGAAATGTCCCAGCCCGCCATGAAGAACTACAAGGAAATGACGGACACGGCGGTTCCGCTGGCCGGGAAGGGTGCTGAAATCCTGGAACGCGGCATCTTCGCGGGTGCTCCGGTTCTGGAGAACGCCACCGACGCGATACCGCGCTACAGCCCCACCTGGGTTCTCAAGATGGCGTCCAAGTACTTGCCCCCGCCCACCATCAACCCGACAGCGCCCGACCTGGTGCCGCCACCCAGCGGTTTGCAGCGGGCCATGAACAGTGTTCTAGGCCCACCGCCCGGCCCACCGGCGTCTTTCGGCAACTTCCAGGCTGATCCCAGGTTCAGGCCCCCGTCACAGTTCACCCTGGGCGGGTTCCGGCCCAACACCAACCCCTGACACGGCCACGAGCCGCTGAGTATGGCCCATGGGCCGTTTCGTTCTCCCCTTGGCCCAGGTCTTCACGGCTAGCGGAAGGCTAGGCGCGGGCTACAAGCTGGGTTTCTTCAGCACAGGCACCAGCACGCCGCTGGACACCTATTCCGACGCGGCCAGGACGATTGCCAACAGCAACCCGGTGGTGGCTGATGCGTCGGGCCGGTTCGATGATATCCACCTGGCGGACGTGCCGTACAAGGTGGTTCTGACCGATGACGACGATGTGGAAATCTGGACCGCTGATCCGGTGCAGACCAGCACGGGCGAGATTGGCATTCCGGTGCCGCTGTCGAAAGGCGGGACAGGGGCCACGTCTGCGGCTAACGCGCGCGTAGCCCTGGGGCTAGGCAATGCTGCGACATACACGGTGGGCGATGGCGCGGACGAAGTGCCCACCAATTCGATGGTTTCCGGCGTGCCAACCGGCGGCATCATCATGTGGTCCGGTTCGGTCCTGAGCGTTCCCAGCGGCTGGGCGCTGTGCAACGGCGGCACCTATTCGAAGTCGGACGGTAGCGGTTCGATCACCGCACCCGACCTGAGAGACAGATTCGTGGTCGGGGCCGGAACAACCTATGCAGTTAACGGCACGGGCGGTTCCACATCAGCCACCACATCGAGCGGCGGCGGCGGCGGCACGATAACGACCAGTGCGGCGGGCGGCCACAATCACGGCGGGGCCACCCAGGGGCATTCCCTGACCACAGCGGAAATCCCGGCGCACAACCACCAGCAGACCACCGGCCAGGGCAGCAGCGGCAGCGTCACCGGCTGGAACGTGGTGAGCAATGCCACGGCGGCGTCCACCAGCCTGTATACCGCGAACGCGGGCGGCGGCGGTTCGCACAGCCACGGCATCACCGACCAGGCCGACCACACCCACACCATCAGCACCACCGACCACACCCACACCCTGAGCGGTCTTCTCCCGCCTTATCTCGCGCTTGGCTTCATCATGAAATTGTGAGCCATGCCCCCCGGCCTGAAGCACTGGCTTTGGGTGTTGCTGGGCCTGGCCGTCTTCATGCTTGCCGCTGTGGCGGTGGGCGCGCTGCTGGCGTTCACGGCCCCAGCCCATGGGCAACAAGCCCTATCGACATGGAGAAATTCAGCCTTGGTCCCACTGCACAAGGGCGACGTGGATACGCTCGCCAGAACCCTGTACGGCGAAGCACGCGGCGAGCGCCCGGAAGGCATGGCCGCTGTTGCCTGGGTCATTTTGAACAGGGTCAAGCGCGGCCCGCCCCGGTTCGCGGAGACGGTTTCCGGCGTCTGTAAGCAGAGGGCGCAATTTACCTGTTGGTCGCCAGGTGATCCGAACGCCAAGGTTTGCGCCCAGGCGTCGGACGCGGACCCGTACTTCGTCCTGGCTATCCATGTAGCTAGCGGCGTGCTATCCGGGCAGATAGCAGACCCTACCAACGGCAGTGACCATTACCATACTATAGGGATGCGGCCCTATCCTGCCTGGGCTGGTAAAATGAAACTAATGACTGTGATCGGGCAGCATCGGTTTTATAAGGAATGAATGCCATTAAGGGAGGCATACGCTAGAAGAATTGTTTGTGCTGTTCTCGCAAACATTGACAACTGGCGCGACCGTTGCTTGGAAATTGAAGAACATGCGAACCCAGGTAACAAAGTTCGCGCGTTAAGTCTGGCGCGTGACTTAGAGCAGTGCCGGGTTTCACTTCAGCGCATGGCCGACAACCCGAAGTGCGACGATGATTAGTTTTTATGTAGAATAGGTTCTTTTCGGGAGTTTTCAGATATCCCCTGTCTGTATGACAGACAGAAACCTTGCGCTTGCGCACGTCCTGAACGGCCTGTTGGTCGCGAAGGGCTGGACCCGCTCCGACCTGGCCCGCCAGATGTTCGGCACCTACACCGACCCGACAACCGGCTATGTCGTTGCCAGGGGCCGCGACCGGATTTCATCTTGGCTGAACGGCAAACAGTACCCGACGCCTGAAAACCTGCGCCGCCTGGCACTTGCGTTCGGTGTCACGGTGGAGGAACTGGCCCCACCTAAAGGCCCGATTAAGGGTTACTTCATAGCCTATTGGTAGCCTGTCACTAGCCGGGGGCGGGCCGTTTGGTCCAAGGGTTGTGTCGCAACGCCCTGCTGAAGATGGCCCCTGGCATATGGACAAGGGCCGCATCGTGACCGAAGACAGCATAGGGTTCGCTGAAAGCCGGAAATCCGCCTGGGCGCGGTTTGCCGTGGCGCGGCTGAAAGAGGCTTCAACCTACAGGGGTCTCATGCTCATCCTCACTGCACTTGGGGTTGTGCTCCGTCCAGAAGTGGGCGAGGCCCTGATAGCCTTTGGCATGGCCGCCGCTGGCC